CTGGTAATCGAAGGAAAGGAATTAACTAAAAATCAAAAGATAGCAAAGGCTAGAAACGATGCACGTGATAAAGCAGAAGCAGAAAAGGTTGCATTATTAACACCAGAAGAAAAGGAATCCTACGAATTTACTAAAGAAAATCCTTTTGATGGTGGGTTTACCATGCCTAAAGATATGGATTCTCGTGTTAAAGCTAAAAATGCTGCTGAGTTGGCTAAAACTGAAAAATGGGGAAACAAACATTATAGGAAAGAAAACGCTAAAAAGGAACCGCTTGATTCTACAGTAACAGATAAATCAACCGAAAAATCTGCATCTTTAGTTAAAGAATCCCCTGAAAAGGAAAGTGGTGGTATCTTATCAAGTATCGGTAATTTCTTTAGTAGTAGTAGTAGTGATGAACCTGTGGTTGAAAAGTTAGAAACACCTGACTCTGGAGTATATACAAGAACCAATGAAAATATCAATGAAAAAGCAGAAGCAGATAAAGAAAGTAACAATATCGTTGTTGCTCCAGGTGGTTGGACTTCAAATAGTAATGCTACTACTAATGTGACAAATTCATCCACCGTTGTTTCTAGTGGAATTACTCCAGATGATATGGTGAAATTGTCGTTTATGAACACTGGATATTAGAAAGAAAAAAAAGGGGACAATTAAGTCCCCTTTCTACTATACCTTGTTATCTATCTCTAACTACCACCATCACCTGATGCTAGTTTTTGAAAGTAACTCATTGTTTCATCCTCTGCTTCCTCAGCAACAGATGCTGTTGGTTTAGCGAACTCTGTTTTGAAACTGGGTTGTGTTGCAGTTTCATCTAATGAAATAGATTCTGCTGTTGATCTTGTAGCACCCTCTTCACCCAAGACTCTTGCTAGTTTCGCTTTCAATTCATCATACGATTTATAGTTTGCTGGATCTGTAAACTCTCCTAATTTATATAACCCATTATAGATTACTTCAAGTTTAGCATCATCTTCATTAAACACAGATGCTGCCGAAAACTCTGATTTATCATAGTTACGATATCCCGCAACTTGTTGAATCTTCAACTTGAAATCTGCACCTTCCCAGAAATCGAATGGGTTTAGTGGTGTTTCATCCGCAAATTGTGGTTGCATAACATCCATAACTTTGTCGAAAATCTTTTTACCATATTTGTATAAGAATATTTTACCTTCGTTAGCGGGGTTACCTGGATCAGAAACAATCATGATATTAGACATATAATGTAAACGTCTTTTACGATCACGAGCAATTGCTTTATCTTCATCACGACCAGTATTCCATAAGATTGTATTTGCTTCTGAAACTGGATCTTGTTGACCAATTGATGTTAATGAATTCTCGATATACCATTGACCAGATGGACCTTTGAACCCATGATCAAAATAACTTACCCAAGGGAGATCTTCACCTTCAGGTGCTGGTAGAAATCTAAATACTGCATAACCATTACCAGCTTTATCAACTGTTGGTTTCCAAAGTCTATCATCCGCATAGTTTTTCTTTTCACCACCACCAGCAGCTTCTGCTGCTTTAGTTAATGATGATATATTAGCACGGTTTCTTTTTAATGAATCAAACGACATATTATTTTCCTTTTATATTTACTGAATTATTTACTGAATTATTTACTGAATTATTTGTAACACTGAATTATTCACACATACTGCATCTAAATTTACCTCCTCTGTCTACTAACTAAAATACTATTATACTATACAGTAGTAAGATTGTCAACACTTATTTTCACTTCTTTCTCTAAATTTCAATTTGTATAAATAACACTATAGAAAGACTATTATATAACAATAATCACTTTTTGTCAAGCAATAAAAATGCCAATCACGATGCTCGAACATCTATTGGCTCTAATCATTCTACAGTAAGGAACTACCATGACCAGCACAACTATTTATACACCAATCACTCCAACATTTCTTTATATCAAGCAACACTCCATAACTGGTAAGAAATACTTTGGTAAAACTACTAGAGATCCCTATACATATCCAGGATCAGGGTTACATTGGAAACGACATATCAAAAAGCATGGTAAAGAATTCGTTGAAACCCTTTGGGTATCTGAACCATATTACGACACCAACATCACAGAAATTGCACTACAGTTATCTATTGAAAACAACATAGTAGAATCCAATCTTTGGGCAAATCTCATTCTTGAAAATGGTCTTGATGGTGGATTTGGTAATACAGGCAAGAAACATTCCGAAGAATCTAAAGCCAAGATATCTGATGCTAATACTGGCAGTAAACGCTCTGACGAAACCAAAGCAAAGATGTCTGCTGCTAAAAATCATATATCTGACGAAACTAGAGCAAAGTTGTCAGCTGCTAATAAAGGTGTTGCTCAAGAAATAGTCCATTGCCCACACTGTTCCAAAAGTGGGGGCCTTAGCCTTATGAAAAGATGGCATTTCGACAACTGCAAATCTAAGATTTCATCGCTATGACGAGAAAACTTTAAGTATAATATTTTTAAATTTATTATTATCAATATTGATGAATGATCCGTACTTACGAATCTTCCTTGATATATCTGGCCACACAATGGTTTCTGTAATCTCTTTATCTGCTTTAGATAAAAACTTTGTTATGTGATTTAGTATCACTACAGTTTCAATTGATATCTCTTCTGATATCAAAGATGTTATCACAACAGGATGTCCGTTAGAACAATCAAATAATTTATCAAATGATCCTGCCGTGCTTTCAAGTTTACATATATCCTGTTCAAAGTTATATGCTAATGATTGTGTTCTCCTTTGCCAATCTTTAAACACTGCTTCATCGTTTATCATATCACCTATCCATTTGTTATCAGCAACAAACTGTGAAGCATAATAACCAATCAAATCATCTGTATCATCAAATTGCTTTCCTATCTTAGCAAAGAAATATTTATCCTTCCTCTTCCAGAATGTTTCTGGTTTTGTTGAGGTCTTGAAGTGATACTTAATACAATCATACGAGTCAGAGTCGAAATGTAACTTTATAGATTGATATAACCTGAACGATGTAAATGGTTCGATCATAAAGGTAGAATGTGAGAATTGGATCTAAGTAATCTATTAGAAACTGCTTCTGCTTCAATCTTGTGTAATAAAGATGGTGTAATCAATTTAGAAATCTCTGTGATCTCATACTCTAACTCATCACAGATATAAACACACGCAGCAATATAATCATATCCTTTTAAGATTTTCTCTTCTACCATATAAGAGAATTCCTTTGGTGTTAATGGTATCAATTCTAAATCTTTTTCAATCTGCTCAACCATATTTGTAGACATATTAAACATCATCATATTATGCAAACACCCTTAAAATTATAGTATCGGAATTAATTCTACCATTTGGAACACTAACCTTTGTTGTCAATAATTTCCATGCAGTATCAATTTGTTTAATTGTTTTCTTTTGTGCAATTGTTAAGAACTCTTCCGGTTTCCTTAACTTAGTTTTCCTTGACACATCACTCACGTTCTGTAATGTTGTACCCTTAACTTCAAACCCCTTAGAGGACGTAGAAACATATTCTGATATTTCACGAGTCTTAGAGTTGAATACAAACAATCTCATTGCACCAATGATGGAACTAACTTGGATAGATGATATTTTAAATTCCAAACTCTCTTTTTGATATTTAAGTTTCTCCAATTGTTTGCTAACCGATTTAGGTTTTACCACTCTAGTTTTACGAACTGCCTTAGATGCTGATAATACTTTATCCAAATCCCCTAACATTACGTTAATAATATCAATTCTCTTTCTGATAATTCTTCTTATAATATGTGAATACCCTTCAACAGCTTGTTCACATGTATTATTAAAGGCATCTGAATATTCAGATAACCAAGTCATAAGTCTTGCTCTTACAGGAGGCACAGATGCTCCAGTTAAACCATGACCCTTAAATGCTGTATATAGATCTAGTTTAGATACATCCTTTTTATTATCAATCCAAGAATCTTCTATAGTGTCTAGATCAATCATCACGGTTTTATTGATTTTATTCAATAGTCTTTCTTTAGGACTTATTACAATAATAGGTTTTGCATCAATAGTAGTTTCTTTGATAAGGGATTTACCTTTTATTATAGATGAGATTAAAAAGTTTGATATCGCTTTATCACCATCATAAAATATTTCAATATCCTTTGTGCCGTTTTTAACTGTTCTTGGTTTAAATGTATTACTCAAAGCATATTTCCAATGGATACAAGCTGCAATATGAGTATTCATGGTGAATACATATTCGGGACATGCTGAAATATATTTTTGATCTTCCTTAGAACAGGTTTGATGGATATAATCTTT